ATATACCATATCTTGCGGTCTATGGAGCTAACGACTACAAGATAGGCGACTGAATAGTTACAAATAAAATATACCACATATTGAACTTACCCCCACCAGCCCGCCAGGGCCAGTGGGGGTGCTTCTCTATACAGTTACCCCTCAATCTCTATCCCGTTCTGGAAGGTGAACACCAGCCGCCCATCGTGGTAGGCTGTGGCCTTCTGCACCACTGCCAGCCAAAGGGTGTTGTCGAACTCAGTAACGCCATCCTCCAACTCATGCAGAGCGAACATGAACCCGCCAATGAGGTCAGCTTTGGCCTGCCGCTGTTTTTTCTGCTCCTGGAGGGCATCCACCCTGGCCTTGGCCTTTTCATACCTTGCCACATAGCCGTTGTAGCGTTCGGCGTACTCTTCCTGGCTCTGTGCGCTCTGGGCGTTCTCCTGGATGCACCGCTGGGTCAGTTCCGTCACCACCGCGATCTCCCGGAGCAGCTCGTCCATCTCTGTGTCAATGGCGGCGCAGTTGGTGAGGTGGTCCTGCATGATGCGGCAATCCTCCAGCAGAGCATCCTTGCCGTCCAGCAGTTGATTGAACGCTGCCAGAAATCGAGCCTTGATGTCCTCCTCCATCAGATGCGGGGTGCGGCACTTTTCCTCGTTGCTAAACTTGCCGTTACATTGCCAGACAACGCGGCGGTACTTGCTGTTGGAGTGCCAGACCTTGGGGCCGTAGTAGCTGCCGCAGTCGCCGCAGACCAGCCGGGAGGAGAATACTCCGCCGCCGCTGTAGTGGAGGCCCATGCCTTTGCGCCAAGCAAACTCGGCCTGGACAACATCAAACTCATGGGGCTGGATGATGGGCTGGTGGCTCCTCTCAATCCAATACTGCTGAACTTCTCCTTCGTTGACCTTCCGCTTTTTACTGAGGAAATCAACCGTATAGCATTTCTGAAGGAGTGCCGCTCCCTTATATTTTTCATTCGTGAGGATGCTCTCCACCACGCTGGCCCCCCACTTTTTCTTGCCGGAGGGTGTGGGGATGCCGTCAGCGGTGAGGGCCTTGGCAATGGCGTAACTGGTCTTGCCCTCCATGAAAAGGGCATAGATGCGGCGGACAACCTTGGCTTCGTCCTCCACTACCTCCGGGAAACCGTCCGGCCCCTTTCGGTAGCCGAGGAACTGCTTATAGGGGAGGTTGACCTTTCCGTCAGAGAACCGTTTGCGCTGGCCCCAGGTGATGTTCTCCGAAAGGGAGCGGCTCTCCTCCTGGGCCAGCGAGGACATGATGGTGATGAGCAATTCGCCCTTGGAATCGAAGGTCCAGATGTTCTCCTTCTCAAAGTAGACCTCCACGCCATGCTCCTTCAGCTTGCGGATGGTGGTCAGGCTGTCCACCGTATTCCGGGCAAAGCGGCTCACCGACTTGGTGACGATGAGGTCTATCTTCCCGGCGAGGGCGTCGGCAATCATCTGATTGAAACCGATCCGGCGCTTTGTGTTCGTGCCGGAAATGCCCTCGTCCGTATAAACCGACACAAATTCCCACTCCTGATTGCTCTGGATGTACCGGGTGTAGTAGTCGATTTGGGCCTCATAGCTGGTGAACTGCTCATCGCTGTCGGTGGAGACGCGGGCGTACCCAGCCGTCCTGCGTTTCTTCGCCGCCACCGCCGGAGCATGGGTGTGGAGGTTGATAGTCGGTGGAATGACCGTTACTGCTCTTGCCGCTGGCATGATTTCATCGCCTGTCCTTTCTTCGCAAATTCTCTGGCGGCGGCTCTCATCTCCGGGGTCCAGCTTTCTGCCCTGGAACGGTCTGCCCACCGTTTAACGGTTTGAGTGCCGTCCTTGAACAGAAATACCAGAGTGTTGTTGCCCTCGGCACGAATAGCCGTTATTTTATCGTGGAGGGCCTCTGCGTCAAATTCATCCAGCCCCAGCACTTCCGCCGCAGCTTTTTCAAGCGTTCCCTCCGGTATCTGCTTGGAGGCGCAGGCTCCTTTGCCGTAGATGTTGAAAGTGCTGCAAATCCACACCGGGCCGGTGCGGGTCACCTTTCGCCGGTAGCCCTTGCCGCAGGTGTCGCAGACGATCATCGAAGTGAACGGATACTTGACAGGGCCGTGGGCGGTCTTGTTGTGTTTGGCAGACCGCCGCGCCATCTCCGCCTGTACCGCCTGGTAGTCCTCCATGCTGACAATGGCCTCATGTGTGTTCTCCGCATGGTACATGGGCAGCTCACCACGGTTGGGGAGCGTCTTTTTGGTGATGTGGTTCTCTCTGAATGTGGTTTGGAGGAGCAGATTGCCGGTGTAGGAGTAGTTCCCCAGCACCTTCCGAACGCTGGAACGGCACCAGGCATGGCCGTTGCGGGAGGTCTTGCCTTGGGCGTTCAGTTTTTTCATGATGGCCTCGATGCCCATGCCGGAGAGGTAGTCGGCGAAAATGCTCCGCACGATCTCGGCCTCCTCCGGCTTGACAATGTAAACACCATTCTCGTACCGATACCCCAGCACCTGCCCTGACCAGGGCTTGCCGTCCTCGAAATTCTTCTTGATGCGCCATTTCTGATTCTCGCTGGCGGAGAGGCTCTCCTCCTGGGCGTAGGATGCCAGGATGGTCAGCATCAGCTCACCGTCCGCACTCATGGAGTGGATGTTCTGTTCCTCAAAGTACACATCCACTTCCATTGACTTCAACTCCCGGACAGTCTGGAGCAGCACCACCGTGTTCCGGGCGAACCGGGAGATCGACTTCGTGATGATGAGGTCGATGTTCCCGGCGCGGCATTCCACCAGCAGCCGCTGGAACTCGGTGCGGTTTTCCTTCGTGCCAGTCAGCGCCTCGTCAGCATACACCCCGCAGTAGAGCCAGCCGGGGTGGTTCTGGATGAGGTTGCTGTAATAGCTGACCTGGGCCGACAGAGAATGGAGCATGGCGTCCTTGCCGGAGGACACTCTGGCGTAGGCTGCGACCCGCGTTGCCTTGGACTGTGCCGGGACTTTCAATCCCATTTTCTGAATAATACGTTCCAAAAAATCACCTCCTTGGTGGTCATATATTCGCTCAAAAAGCCTGATTTATCAAGCAATCGTTCGAAAAATGCTATCCAAAGACAGGCCGTACTTTTTGGTCATAATTGTATCGATTTCAGCGTATTCACTCTCGGTGATGATGTCCTGGTGGAGCATACCCTTGGCGAGGCTCATTGCCGCTTTATACGCAGCCAAATTGCGGAAGAACTCCTCGGACATATTTACACCCCCTTCCGCCGCGCCTCAGCATAACAGGTGCGGGAGCAGTATTTCCGGTGGTCGTTGCCGTAGCTGTCAAAGGGCTGGCCGCAGTGGGCGCAGATGAAGTGGTAGACAGCTTTGCGGTCGACCGCCTCCGGGTGGCTGTTCCACCAGGCCATGCGGCAGGTATCCGAGCAAAATTTTTTCTCCCTATAGTGAGGGGTGCGCACCAACTTGGCTCCACATTGGAGGCACAGCTTTTCCTCACCGTTCGGATTTCTCCGGCAGACCGACTTGACCGTATTCAGCGAGTAGCCGGTGAGGGCAGCAATCCGCTTATAGCCCAGCCCCTGTTCCCTATACTGTAAAATTTCCTTTGACTTTTCAGTTGCCATAGAATGATGCCCCCTCAAAAACAATGAAAGCAAGAAGCCCACCGAGGATAATTCCCGGTGGGCTTGAACTGTGGGTCACAATATTGACCGCCGGTTAAATTTTCTGTGTGTAATCAAGGGAAATCCAGCCTGCGCCAGACTTCAGCCTGCCCCAGCCCTTGGTGGAGCCGGGGCCATCCTTGACCTCAGTGATGGTGAACACACCGATGCCGGTGAACTTCCCAGTGGCGGCAGTGTTGGTACCGGGGCCGCTGCGGATGCGCAGGTCGGGGATGGACACCTTCGCGGTGAAGGGAACGACGGCAGGGGTTGGAGTCGGAGTAGCCCCGCCAGCGGTGGCGAGGATGGCCTTGAGGATAACGATGATCTTCTCCCCATAGCCCGCGCCGGTGGCCCAGCCTTTGCCCTGGGGATTCTCCTTCTGGCCCAGCCACTCCACCACCTCGGCGCAGCCCCGCGCCACATACTTGAACCGGGGATCGATGCACTCGCCTTTCAGCGGTTCGGTGGAGGCATAGGCTTTGAGGTGCTGCACCTGCGCCCGGATGCCGAGCTGGGGCGTAGAGAAGGAATTACCCTTCATGCCGTTGGCGGTGACACCCATGCCGCAGAAGTTGTTCTGCTCCAGCGTGACGGCGGAGCCAGCTAAACCGAAATTCCCGGTTTCCAGACAGGACTGCGCAAAGGCGATGTCGCCCCGCACACCCTCCGCTGCCCCTTCGGAGAGATAGAGCGGCACCATATCCAGAACACTTTGGGCGACCTTCGGATTTTTGGCCTTGATGTAGGTGCGCATCTGGTCAGCGGTTGCCACTGGCGTTCCCATGATCTTCGTGCCGGACGCACCAATGGGAGCCGCGGCCCCACCGTCCATCGCGGCCTTGACTGCCTTGCGGAAGGTGTCCATGGTGTAGGACATCCCAAGCTGCGTCCAGAGATGTTCCGGGTCGCCGTGGTTGGAGGCGATGCCCCGCTTGCAGCCCTCCTTGTGGCTGACGATTACCCCATCCCCCAGCGGGTCGAGGGAGAACCTACGGCAGAGCATGGCGAACAGCTCCACCGCCGCCTCGTAGGTGCGCTTGGCCACAGCCTGGGCGGTAGCCTTGTCGGAGCAGGTGAAGGTGGCCCCGCCCGTGTACTTGATGCAGGCCGGTTCGCACATCTCCACACCGATGTGGGTGTTGTTGCCGCTGGCCCCGCAGTGCCAGCCCCGGTGGATCCAGGGGAGGCACTGGTACACAGTGCCATCATTGCCGTCAATAAACGCATGAACACAGGCCCGGTCATAGCTGGCCTTGTTCCAGTTGCGGACGAACACTAATGCGCTGGGTTGGGGGCAGCCCACGGAGTGGAGCATGAGGCCCTTGACCGTGATCTTCCGCCCAGCGGTGTAACAGGGATTTTTGGTGAGGATGGACTCTACCAGTTTCATTTCCCGTCACCACCCTTCTCGGCCCGGTCGTGGAGCTGTTCCAGTACAGCCTTCAATTTCTCCGGCACGGGCAGACCCAGGTGGGCGGCGTTCTCCACCAGGGACACACCCTCGTTGGACAGGTAGAAGAAGATGATGGCGGTGCGGAGAATGCTGCCGGTGCCGATGACCTGCACGTCCAGGATGTTCGCCACCCCCACCAGGAAGAAAATGAGTACCTTCCGGCAGATACCGCGAAAGCCCACCTCACTGGACAGCTTCTTGTCGCTGATGGCACACATGACCCCGGTGATGTAGTCCACCACGGCGAACACCACCAGGGCGATGAGCAGACCGTCACAGCCGCCCAGGAAGTAGCCCAGCCAGCCGCCCACAGCGGCGAACACCATTTGCATCGTGTTCCAGAATTCCTTCATTGAGATTCCCTCCATTTCTGAAAATTGGTATCATAAAAGGCCATCCGCCAAGCGGCGGACGGCCCTTCATCCGTTATTCGGTTGTCTTGGCCTTGATGTAGGCCGGAATACCGTCTTTGACCAGCACCGGGAGCCAAGCGCCCTCGCCGGTGAAATCCATTGCCCCATCGAACAGCAGCTTACACACCACAGGGACACCGGCGGTATTGAGTCCGCTGATATACAGTGCGTTCTCGCCGGGAAGGTAGGTGATACAGCCATACTTCGCCACCAGCCCAAGGAGGCCCATCGTATCAATGTAGCCCCAGCCGCTGGTGGCCAGCTTGGAGCCGAACAGCAGCCCGGTCCCCACGAAGATGAACCACATGGACTGCTCCGCCACATAGCAGACGGAGTCGGTGAACAGCACCGCTCTGGACGGCAGCTTGATATTCAGCTCCCTCCATTCCGGCAGCGTCCCGCCGTTGTACCTCCCGTGCATCAGCGTGACCTTTCGGTCAATGAGGTCTACATTGTAGAGGTACTCGTTATTGGCGCCGGAGGGGAGTGTGATCATCTGGGGGATGTAGTTTTCTCCAAAAAACTTCTGGATGTACTTGCCCCGTTCATCCTTTTCGATGGCTTCAGCCATATTTGCAAAACTGGTGTAGGAATAATAGGCATCACTTTCCGGGGAGCCATACAGAGATTGGGACAACGATCCAATGCTGAACCAGAACTTCGCCCCGTAGGAATTGCCATTATCTTGTACCCCCAAATAGCGAGAGGCATAGAGAGCTTCGTTCTGATTTTTGACAGAGAATCCAAACTTTGCTGCAAGTCTGGAAGAATAAACCTTACTCATGTTGACAGATGCACCGCTGCAATATCCTTGCTGCATTGAAGCAGAGGTGGAATACTCGCCAGCCTTCCAAGTGACATAGTAGAGATAGGAGTCGGTCATTAAGAGAGCCATCATCTTGGTCCCGCCCACATCTACCACATACGGGATCGTGTATTGGTTGGCGGTCTGCGTGACAGAACCGCTTCTGTAGGTCGGAACCGCAGTCATCTTAATGGAAGCCTCCGAGCCGGTAAACGACACCAGCTCGAACATGAGGATTTTTGTTTGCGTTCCGCCAATCTGCGTCAGATAAAGGGAACCACCGCAGATGGAGAGATAAGTGGGTGTCGCACCGGAAAGTGTCTCTGCACCAGTCACCGGGATAGTTTTGGCGGTGCCGGTGGGCGGAATACTGACCAGAAGGTGGGCATCCACCAGATAGGCCCAGATGGAACCGTTGAACACACAGGTATTGGTGATGGCTCCGGCCTTTTCCGCTGTGTAGGCAGTGAGCAGGTCGGTGGCGGTCGGCTCTTTGTGGTTGAGCAGCGGGAGCAGTTCGGGGTAATCGTCCTCGCTCACAAAGCTGCCGTCACACTTCACCCAATCTGGGCCAGGGTCGGCGGCGCTGTACTTGATGGTGCCGACCGGGGGCGGGAGATTCTCGGCTTTGTGGTTCAGCTCCTCCCGCAGCTTCTGGAGGCCGTCCTCCAGACCGGCGATACTGGTCTCGGTGTCGGTGAATAAGTCTTTCAGCACATCGATCTCGCCCACCACATCGCGGGCGGTGAACACGCAGGTGCCGTCCGTTACCCGGTCGCCTACCTCGGCGATGCCAGCATACTCCAGCGGCTCGGTGGCGGCGGTCACGCCTTGGGTGGTGCAGTAGAGCGTCACCCAGCCGGGGGCGTTTTTACAAGTCACAAAGTCACCCTTGAAGTACTCGGTGGACCGCTGGAGGGTGCTGGCCCCTCCGCTGCCGGAGGCCCCGGTGATCTTCTCGAAGGTTGCCACTAAATTAGTGATGCCCGTCCGGGTCACACCAAAGGTCGCCAGTTCCAGGTCGTAGGAGGTATTGTTGTAGTTTACGTCCTCATCCCCGGTCAGGTCGGTCAGCACCGAGGCCGTCTCAGTCAGGAGCTGGATCGGCTCGTCCGCGTTGGACAGGTCCATGTGGATGTAGAGCCGTCCCTGGAGGGTGCCGGAGCCGCTGTTGAGGATGACGCCCACCTCACAGTCGTACACCTCGAAGAACCGCCCCTTGATCATGCCGAAGCCTTGGGACACATGGAGGACGTTGCCTCTGGCGTAGGTAACGTTGCAGCCCTTGAAGATGCCGTTGGTGCCGATGACCGTCTGCTGGATGATGGCATCGTCCAGCGGGGTCACGCTGCCGCCGCGAAAGGTTTTCAAAACGATGTTATTGGCCATTGCCGCTCCTCCTTAGAATTTTGGTGAGGTCCAGCCGGACGGTGCCAAACACCAGCTTGGTGTTCTTCCCACGCTCCCGTCCGGTGAGAATGCTCCGATAAGCCACCCCGTCCGAGATGATCTCCACCTCCTGCCCGAACTCCATCCGCTCCGGCTTCACCAGCCCATCGTCATTCGCCATGGTCAGCTCGATGAGGTTGGAGTAGGCCAGCCCGGAAAACTTGTCGTGGGCGGCGCGGATGGCGGCGGCATCGAAACTGCTGCCCTCCTCGTGCTGCACCGCTTGCAGTTCGCAGACCACCGGGGTGATGCGGTCCCGGTCGTAGGTGTCATAGCCCAGGTCGGGGTGGAGGTAGTAGGTGCGGGTGGCGGCGTAGTCGGCGCTGTCATACAGCACCAGCTTGTTCACATCGGCGCTGACCTGCTTGATGGTGACGCTTTTCTTGATGATGTTGGGAAGGTCCGCCTCGATGGTGAGGATGCCTCCCCCGGCCCGGCCCACCGTGAGGTGTATCTCCCGGTTCTGGATGTCCAGCGCGGCCTTGACCAGAATGCCGTATTTCTGCATGGTGGGGACGATGACCGAATCCATGAGGTTGACGATGTTGTAATGACCGCCGCTCTCCGCCGGGGTGATGTGCAGACTCCAGTCGGAGGTGGCGCTGGTGTGGGCCACGGACAGGCCGTGGATGTTCTGGAGGGTGTCCGGGTTGTCGATGAAGGTCTCCCGGATGCGGTCACAGATGAACTCCTCCAGCGTCCCCTGGCCCTGGGCGTTCACATCGAACAGGATGCCAGTGTTGAGCAGCTCCACCAGGGGCTTGTAGGAGATGGTCTGGAGCCGCTTGGAGCGGTCGGTGCCGTAGCCGATCTCGGTGACCACCCCGGCGTACTCCTCGCTGCCCCGGCTGATGCGGATGAAGTCCTGCTTTTCAATGCCGGGGAGGGCCAGCACCGTGACGGTGTTCTCGTCCGAGGTGAGGTAGTCCTCTTTGTAGGTGACCTCGTTGACATTGGTGTTCCCGACCATGGTGAAGTCAGGCCGGAAAATCTCCACGCTATACGGTCTCATACGAAATTTTCCCTTCTACCATCATTTTCACTGTGTTCAACCCATCGTGGGAAACGGAGATGCGGTTGCTGCCATGTTTCAAATGGAAGAACCGCTCTGTGGTAAAGTCGCAGAGCTGATAGCGGTCGGCCACGATATCGTCCGCCGCGCCGCGCTCGGTGATGCTGTACGGAATGCCAGTGGCGTCCACCACCAGCTTGTGGTCTGCCATGATAAGCCCCTTGTAGCGGCCCGTCTCGAACAGTTCATTGTCCACATAGTGCTTCCAGACCGGGTTGAGGCAGGGGCCGAAGATGGTGATTTTGCAGGGGCTGTCCTCATAGCTGTCGCTGTCAATGACCAGGGTGTTCTGGGACACCTCTGCGTAGGAATAGCTGTAGGTGTAGGGATACACCTTGCCGCCAATGGAGAGAACGCCGCTCTGCCGGGTCACGCTCTTGTAGAACAGCCCGGTGGCGAGGAACGCCACATCGCAGACCAGCCCGCCGCCGCCCTCCATCAGATCTCCCTTGGAAAGCTCTGTCAGCCGGACCGGGACCCGGTAAATTTCATCGGTCTGGTAGATGAGGGTGAGCGGCACCGCCCGGACAAACCGGGAGAACTCCCGGTAGGTCTGGTAGGCGGTGGAGCCACCGAACAGGATGCGGCCCGACATCTCCCCTTGGGAGAACAATTCCTCCAGGGGGATGAAGTCGGTGCCGACCTGCTCATATTGGGTGCCGTCCTTGAAGCCAAGGCCAGCGATGGAGTGAAAGAAGGAAGAACGGCTGTTCAGGTCCCAGCTGTCCCCCGCGCCATTGGTCAGTCTGAATTTTCGGATCATAAGAAAGCCCTCCCCAGCGTTCGGTTCATGCCATCGGACAGTTCGCCCACCAGAGTGCCAGAGTCCAGCACGATCTGGCAGTTGGCCAGCCGGGGCAGGTACTTGGTGACCACCTCGTACATGGCATTCAGCCGCGCCGCCATCTCAGAATTGCCGCTGGCGGTGGTGATGGTTTCCATCGGCGTTCTGCCGCCAGTCTTTAGGGCGTCTAAGCTGCCCGCCGCCACAGATACAGCAGGGGTGAGGGCCAGATCGTCCGCCACGCTGTCGATGGCAGCGCGGACGGCTCCCCGGCTCTGCTCGATGCCCCTGGCAAGCCCAGCCATGAAGTCGGGCATCCAGGACTCATAATCGGTGAGCGGACCCTCATCCGGGACGGAGAAGTGGAGGAAGGAGCGGATGGTGTCGCCCACGCTGCACACAGCGTCCTTGACCGCGCCGATGGCCCCCTTGATGCCGTTGACGATGCCCATGATGAGGTCGCGGCCCCAACCGACCGCCTGCTTGCCCAGACCGAGGATGTGGTCTTTGACGAAGTTGAAGCCGGACTTCACCGCGTCCAGCACCTTCGTCATTGCCGTTCTCACACCATCGGCGAGGCCGTTGAACACACCAGTGACCGCCTCCTTGATGCCGTTGACCACATTGGTGACGGCCTCCTTCAGCGCGTTCCAGGCGTTGACCACAGTCTCCTTCAGCCGGTCCATGATGCCGCTGACAGTTTCTTTGATGGCCTCCCAGACCTGGGTCACTGTATCTTTGATGGCGTTGACCACCGTGGTGACAGCAGTCTTGATGGCCTCCCAAGCAGTAGTGATGGCGGTTTTCACCGCCTCCATGACCGTCAGCACAGCGGTCTTGACGGCTTCCCAGGCAGTAGTGATAGCGGTCTTGATGGCCTCCATGACCGTGGTGACCGCCGTTTTGATTGCCTCCCAAGCTGTGGTGACAGCGGTTTTGATGGCTTCCAGAGCGGTGGAAATGGCGGTCTTTATCGCCTCCCATGCGGTGCTGATTGCGGTCTGGAGCGCCTCCATCGCCGTGGTGACCACGCTTTTGATGGCCTCCCAAGCCCCAGATACCACCGTTTTGATAGCCTCCAGCGCGGCGGTGAACACAACCTTGATGGCCTCCCAGATGCCGGAGAGGAACTCGCGGATACCGTTCCACGCGGTCTGCGCCGTGGTGGAGATAGTTGTCCAAAGGGTGGACAGGAAGGTAGCGATGCCGTTCCAGATGGTCTGTGCTGCCGTGGAGATGGCCGTCCAGAGGGTGGAGAGGAAGGTGCTGATACCGTTCCAAATGGTCTGGGCAGTGTTCACAATGCCCGCCCACAAGCCGGACAGGAAGGTGCTGATGCCGTTCCAGACGGCCTCGGCGGTGGCCCGGATACCTTCCCACAGGCCGGAGAAAAACTCGGTGATACCGCCCCAAATGCTCTGGGCGGTGGTGACGATGCCGGTCCAGAGACCAGAAAGGAACTCACCGATTGCGCCCCAGACTGCCTGTGCCGTAGAAGAGATAGCCTCCCACAGCCCGGAGAAGAAGTCGCCGATGCCGCCCCAGATGGTCTGGGCCAGGTTGACGATGGCCTCCCATGCTCCCTGGAAGAAGGAGGACAGCGCCTCCCACACGGCGATGGCAGCGGCTTTGATGTTCTCCCAGAGGTTGATCCAGAACTCCCGGAAGCCCTCGCAGTTGTTCCAGAGAGTGACAAAGATAGCGATGAGGGCGGCAATGGCGGCGACCACCAAGCCGATGGGATTTGCCGCCAAAACTGTGAAAAGCCCGGTGGCGGCGGTTTTGACCGCACCAATGACCGGACCGATCTTGGACACCACCGAGAGGATGGTTCCAACCGCCGAGACCACTTTGCCGATAACGATGAGGACAGGACCCACCGCCGCAACGATTAGCCCAATGGTGACGATGGTTTGCTTGGTGCCTTCGTCCAGACTGTTCAGCCAATCCACGAAGGACTGGATGCCAGCGACAATGTTCTTGATAACCGGCATGAGCAGTTCTCCGATGGAGATGGCGAGGCCCTCCAGAGCCGACTTCAGAATGGTGAGCTGGCCTTGGAGGTTGTCCAGTTGTGTGTCCGCCATCTGCTGGGCCGCTCCGCCGCTCTCGGTGATGGACTGCTGAAGGGTGTCCCAGCTCTCTCCGGTATTGGCGAGGAGGGCATTGACGGCGGCGAGGTCGGTCTTGTTGAAGATGGTGGCGATGATGTTGGACTTCTCGGCGGAGGTCATGCCGTCCATTGAAGTGTTGAGGTCGCCCAGCACATCGTTGAGGGAGCGCATATTGCCCTCGGAGTCGTACACATCCACGCCAAGCTGCTCCATGCAGGCTGCGGCCTTGTCGGTGGGGTTTTGCAGGGACAGAATGACGTTGCGCAGATGCGTACCGCCCTCGGCTCCCTTGATGCCATTGTTGGCGAGGATGCCGAGGGCGGTGTTCAGTTCAGCGGTGCCGCCCTTGACAGACTTCGCCGTAGCGCCGATGGTCAGGATGGCGTCGCCGAGCTGGGCCACCGATGTATTTGTGGTGGACGAGGTCTTTGCCATCTGGTCCACCATCGTGGTGGCCTCGTCCGTCCCCATGCCCAGAGCAGACATGGCGTCCGTCACCATATCGGAGGCTGAGGCCAGGTCGATGCCGCCAGCCGCCGCCAGGTTCAGCACTGTGGGAAGCGTGTCGCACATCTCCTGCGTGTCGTAGCCAGCCAAGGCCAGATAGTTAAGGGCCTCGGCGCACTCGCTGGCGGAGAAGGCCGTCTCGCTGCCCATCTGCTTGGCGAGGGCGGAGAGGGTGTCCATGGTGTTCACGCTCTCGCCGTTGACTGTGGACATGGCGTCCTTGGTGATG